TGTCATAATATAAATATATCAATAAATTCAGTTAATCCAATGTATATTTTACTGGTCGATCCTCTGGATGTTTTGGTTCATCTTGATTATCCCATTCTTCTTGTGCTTCTTCAACCTTACCATCAACAATTGCTTGTGCTTCGGCTTTGGTTTTAGAAACATTAGGATATTTACCTGACCAAGCTGTTGCTTTAGCATTATCAGATGTAATCCAAACATCACCGGGATGTCCTTGAAATACTGGCATATCATCTCTGTCTTGATGAGTGAAAAAGTCTTTGCCTGTATTTTCAATTACCCAATATTTATTTGCCATAGTTTTCCTCCTTAAAATTTTTAACTGTTAGTTAATGTCCTTGCTGTTAATGCTTCTGTATATTCTTCTGTTGATGGATCACTATTACCAGTTGCTGTATTTCCTGTAACTGTAAATGCTGCAGATCCTGTTCCTGCTCCACTATGCCTATATCTTGTTTCTGATAATGCACCTCCTGTTGTCCATGTCGTTCCATTATATGTTTCAGAAACTGCATAATATGTTGCACCACTATTACCTCCATATTTTAATCCATCTGTTTGTGTTCCAGCACCAACTGTTTGTTCTGCTGCTGTATTACAATCATTAACTGCTGTCCAAGCAGTTCCATTATATTCAGAAGTAGATGCTGATACTGCAGAACCAGTATGTCCTGCAACAATAAATGCTGCTGTTAATATTCCACCAAATGCAGCAAATGTAGCATTTCTTCCTAAAGCACCACCACTAGCCCAATTAGTGCCGTCATATTCTTCGGTCGTTGTTATATAACTTGAACCACTATATCCTGCTGTTATAAGTGCTGCTGTTTGAGTTCCACAACCCAATCCAATTTGTCTTCTTACACCAGATAAATCTCCAGCAACATCAGTCCAATTTGTTCCATTATATTCTTCTGTTTCTGCAACTGTGCTTCCTGTGTTTCCACCATAAGACACTCCTGCTGTTAATGTTCCACAAGCACCCAGTTCTCCACGACCTGTATTTAAAGCATTTACACTTGACCAATCTGTTCCATCATACTCTTCTGTAACAGTAGAACTTGTGCCACCTCCTGCTTTAACACCTGCTGTTTGTGTGCCAAATGCACAAGAATATGTTATTCCTGTATTGCAATCATTAACTGCTGACCAAGCACCTACAGTTCTTGCAACTTTCAAGACATTAGAAGTGCTGTTATACCATAATAATCCTTCTGTTAAGGTTGGATCAGATGATAAAATTTCTACACCACCAGATGGTGCTGTTATTGAACCACTACTATATCCTGTATTATTTCCTATTTTTCCACTCATAATTAACTGTCCGTTACTGTCCTTGTTGCTGAACCATTATAATATTTTAATAAACTTGTTGTTGAGTTAAACCATATTTGTCCTGTTGTTGGACTTCCAGGATCAGATGAAAGTATTTCTATACCTGCTGAAGCTGCAGCTACTACTCCTGATTGTCTTCCTGAATTATCTGTTGTTGATCCACTCATAATTTTTTCCTAACTGTCTGTTACTGTCCTTGCTGTTACTGATTGTGCTAATTCTTCTGTGCTAGTAGACCTTGTATATGAACCATCAGTATAACCACCAAATACTACTCCTAAAGATGTTGTTCCTGCTCCTCCTGCTTGGGATCTTGCTGTGCTTAAACTGGCATGACCAGTAGACCAAGCTGTACCATTATAAGAATCAACAGCACTAACTACTGTTGCTCCTGAATCTGTTGCACCACCACACGAAACTGTATCAGTCAAAGTTCCGAGCACACTTGTCATTTGTTTTGCTGTTCCTAAAGCACCACCTGCACTCCAAGTAGAACCATTATACTCTTCACAACTTGATAATGGGGCACTTACATACCCACCTACCGAAAGTCCTGCTGTTTGTGTTCCACTTCCATTTGAACCATATCTTGCTGTTCCTAAATTACCACCAACATCTGTCCAGCTAGTTCCATTATATTCTTCAACTTCATCAACTGTTCCAGTAGTATATCCCCCAAAAGAAAGTCCTGCTGTTTGAGTACCTAACCCTCCTAAACTTTCTCTTGCTGTGTTCATAGCATTTCCTGTTGTCCATGAGGCACCATTATATTCTTCACTTACAGCTTGATTTCCCATTAACCAACACCTCCAAATTTAAGACCTGCAGTTTGAGTTCCACAACCTGCCGTATTTTTTACTGCTTGGTTAGCATCTCCAACACTCGTTGTTGTCCATGCAGTTCCATTATATTCTTCACATTCTGCTGTTGCTGAACCACTATTACCACATACTGATAAAGTAGCACCTTGTGTTCCCATAGCTGCCATATATCTTACAGCAGTTCCTAGTGTTCCTCCAGAACTCCATGCTCCTATATTTCTATAAACCTTTAATGTTCCAGAAGTTGTATTGAACCATACTGTACCTGCAGATGCTGATGGATCGTCAGAACGAATTTCTGCTCCACCTGATGGTTCTGCAATTACACCAGATTGTCTATCTGTATTATCGCCTACTATACCACTCATTTTTATATCCTATAATGTTTGATCTAAATAGCTTATAACAACATCAACATTTGCTGAACTTGCAGTTTGACCTGAAAGAACATCTGCTGCTTCTAAAACAAGTTTAGATGTATGTTCAAATGTTGCATTTGCAGCAAGTGCTTGATCTGAATAAATTTCATAATCATTAACTCCAGCATCATCTCTGATGTATAAATCAAAAGTTTCTGCTGCTCCTGCTGTTTCTGTAATCGTGATACTTAATATTGTGTAAGTATGACCACTAGCTACTGTAAGTAAATCTACTTCACTATTTGACATAGCTGCATTTAGTTTTACTTTTAAAACTTCACTCGCCATTGTTTATTTCCTCCATAATTTAAAATCCCATTACTAATGCTTTACCTGTTGAAGATATACTATCTCCCCAAGTTCCTGCATTAGCTAATGAACCTCCTGCATTTATTGTTAATGCCGAACCTGATAATACATTAAATGAATTTGCAGTAAATGTAAAATCATCTGCTCCACTTATTTCAACATCTATTTGGTCATCTGTTGAAGCATGTAGAGAAGTATTAGCATTAGCATCTAAAGTTAATTTTCCACCATCTAAATCATAAGCTCCACTCATTGATACAGTTGAATCTAACCAATTAACTGTATTTGCACTATGGTCTATTGTGCATAATGAAATGCTGTCAGATCCATCATAATATTTCAGAGTGGGTGTTCCTGCTGATGATGTATCTAACCATAACGAACCTGCAACTAAATTGCCTGGTGCTGAACTTCCAGAATTTAATGTATTTACAGCACCTAATATATTATTAAGTTCTGTTCTAAAATCTGGAAATGATTGGTTCGCCAAAGAATAATCTGATACTTGGCTCATTTTTTACCTCCTAAAGTATATTTGTTTGTTAATAATAATTTTTCAATTTCTTTAATTTTTTTCTTCATTTTTTTATTGTCCTTTTTTAATTTTATAACTTTATAACAATCTTGACAAGTCATTTAGTTAATGCTAAAATTCTGTTGTTTTTCACACTTAAATAATATCTTATCGTTATAATTTTTGTCAATAGTTATTGGTAATATTTCTGGTTTATAATCTTTGGAAATTTTTGCATGAACAATCCATTGACGAGCTTGTTCTTCAGTTTCAAAGTTTCCCCTAAATCCATAGGATAGATTATTACAGCACTCACAAGGTGCAGTTAATTTAACTAAATATCTAATTTTTGTCATTAATAACCTCTTGCTAAATAATTAATTGTTCCAGTTTTACCTGCAGCAGATGAATTATAAATATTACAAGTAAACCCTGTCGCTGATATACTACTTAATGTAAAATAATCTCCAGTAGCACTACTTTGAATAGTTATTGCTACCATTGGTGTAACTTTAAAACCACTATTAGGAAATGTTATTGCAGTTCCACTAGAACCAATACTTTTATCTTTTTCAGATACTATTTTATCTACCATATCTATTTCAACTGATAATGCAGAAACCTCTGGACTTGCATCTCCATTAGATGTCATTACTAATTTAAACTTTAAATACCTCGCTGTAACATCTGAAGAAGCCAATGCTTTTTGAAAATCTGAATAACTTGAATTATCATCTGAATAAGCAAAATATAAAATACTTGTGCAACTACTAACTGCATCTCCATCAAATGAACCTGACCTACTATCGAAAAAAGAATCTGCTACATTATCAAATAGATTTGTTCTGTCTGTAACTGTTTGTGAAATAGTAGGAAACAATCTGCTTGTTACTACTGCTCCTAAATCAACTACACTATCAAATAAATAAGTTCCCTCTGTTTCAACTGTTCCACTTGCTCCACCTGAATCAAAGAATATTTCTGCATCATCTATGAATCCTTTAACAGCAACATCATCAACATGCGAAGCTGCACTTGTGCTATTTGCACCTCTTGTGCAACCTGTTAAAGTGTTAGTAGATTTTCCTGTATAAGTTATTTGTTCTGATCCAATTAATATTGTTCCTGCTCCATCTGGAAAATTACCAGCATCAGTTAAGGTTACAGAAGTTACACTATTATTAATTGCACCATCTAAAGTTGTTACTAATAAATCATCAAAATTTGTAGTTGAACTTAAAATTAATTCATCTGGTGTTGTAGCTGTATCAATTACACAATTTGTCTTTGTTCCTGTAAAACCACTATGTTGAGTGGTTGTTGTTACTAAATTTAAACCTGTTAGAGAAGCAATCGTAGATATTGCAATAGTTTCTGCAATACTATAATTACCCATTTTATCAACTGCCTTAATTAAATACGAACCCACTCTTGCTGGGACAGTAGTAGAAGTTCCAGGTCTTGAAACTTTTTCTATTAAGACAACACTATTAAACCAATCTGCTCCACTTGTCGCGGTAGAATATCTAATTTCATAAAATGCCAAATCCAAATCAGTTACAGGGTCCCATGATAAATATGCTTTTTCCCCAATAATATTACATGCAAAATTTGTTACTGTTGATGGTGGATCTAATTCTCCTACAACTGTATATGATGTTGTAGTAAAACCACTATAAACACCAACATAATTTCTAGCTCTCGCCCTTATGTCGTAAGTGCTGCCCTCTTTTAATTGATGTGTTGTAAAGGTTGTTTGTCTGCCCTCTCCTAATAATATATATGTGCTATCACTAGACAATTTATAAGTTACTTCAAAGAATTGCGAATAAGGATCAGTTGAAGCAATAGTGATTGTTGTAGCTGGAACAACTTGTCCATCATAGAAACTTGCTAATGTGTCAGATACAGCTATTGTGTCTGGTGCTGTAACACTAAAGCTACTTGGTAATGTAGTATTTGGTGCTGCATCTGTTGTCGTTTCATCATCTGCAGAAGTCCAAGAATAAACTGAACTTGCTTCTTCCTGTAATCTTAAATCAATACCTCCATCATTAGATAAATTCCATTCTAATACTTTAAATTCTTTTGCTGTCCACCCTAAATCTGATAGTGTCAAAGATATGGTGTCTCCCACCGATACCTCCATAGCACTCATATTGCAGGGTAAATCCACACTTATTGCTTGTCTTGATTTGTTTAAATGTAATCTTGCAATCCTTTGGGCAGCTACTCGAGAACTGGTAAAAGGTAACTCTATATCTCTTATAATTCTTTCACTACCATCTGCTGTTTCGTAGGTAGAGTTTGTTTGCAACTCAAATTCTGAACTATGATATTGATTATTTGAATCTTGGAATGTCCCCTTGATTGCATTGTAGAGTTCTTTTTTACTTGGTTTTGTTCTTACTTGAACTTCTCCTCGTAGATTATCTTCTGTAAATGTTTTAACAGAAGAAGTTGCTGCACCTGTAAATAATTTATACTTTCCTTGCTCATAGACAAGCAGTCCGACACAAGATGTTAAAAGCTGTGCAATAATATCCATTGGAGTTTTTCCAAGGTCAACCATACCACCACATTCATATCTACTAGATGTAGTAGTATCTTTATTAGTGATTGTTTCATCACAAACATTTGCTGCTGCATCAAAACTTGTTGTATCTACTTCGTCATCAGATAAATTTAATCCATAATCTGAAGTCAAATAATGTCTAATAATTACAGCAGGGTTTTTACTAAAAGTTATCTTTTGAAATTTGTGAGTTTCTGAAGGCGAAGAGGTTATATTAACTGCTGTTCCTGCTTCTGCATTTGCTAATGAAGTTGCTAATTTAAAAGTATTAGCATCTACTTTTATAACATAATAAGTTGTTCCTGATGTAAGCCCACCGATATTACTATTTCCTGCATTATTATAAATCCAACCATCACCGGTTGAAAACGAATGGCTAGAGATAGTAAAAATTTCTGTTGAAGTATTTATAACTGTGTTTGCTGCAAAGGTAGTGTATCTAGTGTCCAAACATCTCATTCCCTGTGCTTGAACTCTTACATTTGGTATTCCTGTTGGAAATGTATCTTGATTGTATTCTAGGCGAAGATAACAATAACTGACACCTTTCCCAATATGATTTGAACCCCAATTAGTAATTTCACTTACAGCATCTGAATCTGCTGTTTGAGTTGATTTACCTAATGCTGTTTTTATTCTAACCTTGCCATTGTAATTGCCAGTATTAACTACATTACTTCCATCTAAATCAGTTGATAAAGTAATTGCTGTATCGTTTAAATAAACTTTATCTATACTATTTATTCCATATCCATAATCAGTATGAGATATTGGAATTACTAAATGTAAATACTTATTATCTGTTCCACTTGTATCTGCAAAAATTATTGGTCCTGATGTAAGTGTTTCTCCATACATTACTGACCTATGAGCAACAGTAGAACGAACCATTGTTTTTCTTGTTTCGTTTTCTTCTTCAAATGCAGGGCTTGGTAATGTTGGTTTTCTTTTTCCAGCAACTGCATTAAATGCTGATTGAACAGCAAGAGTAACAGCTAATTTTGCAACAAAAGTCCAGGGGTTAAAACTAAATCCTATACCAGCTAATGATGGATCGGCTATAACATTTTTTAGCCCAAACATAGCAACTGATTTTACTACTCCACCCATTATTCAATCCTCCAAACTCTTTCAATTATATCTTTATCAAATTCTACTAAACCACCCTCTTTACCTACAAACACAGGTTTGTTATTTAATCCAATAATACCCATTACTGTTTTGTTTTTATCTTTCATAATACAAACATCTCCTCTTTGGGCATAATCTGGACTTATTTCTTTAAATTTATTATCTTTGCAAATCTTTTCTATGGCATTAATATACTTGCCTTTGCCTAATTCTTTTATTCGTTTAGCCACACCTTTTAAGTCTTTGTATTTACCAAACAATTTACTTTTTAATTTAGTTCCAATTTGGCTATCAACAGCACTTACAGTAAAGATGGCACAATCTAAAGTTCCATATTTAAAAGGTTTATTTTGAACTTTACTTAAATATGCTGCTAATTTAGTTATGTCTTTTGTCCCCATACCAACTCCTTTTCTACTGTTTGCACAACAAATTCACAAAATTCATCAGTAGAATATAAGTTTCTTTGATCCTCGTTGGTATATCGTCTAATTCTTGCTCTTTCCCAATCTACTAATTTTGATTCTATTGAAACAGATACACTTGCAGTTTTTCCTATTTGAATATCCATAGCATCTATTCTTCCTGCAAATATAACCATTGGATCAGCTACTAATACTCTACTAGCATTTAAAAATCCTATATATAGTTTTGCTGTTCTGCCAGAATAATCTTCTGATAAAGCATTACTAATATGAGTAGTTGGAACTCCAGTAAGCATACATTGTATTCCTGATGCTTTTAAATCAGCACTTTCATTTATTACTGATACACTTCCAAATTGTCCAACACCAGTAAATGTTTCATCACTACTATCCCCATCAAAATCCCATGCTATATCTTGGTCTGAAGAATTAACTGTTACATCTCCACCATCAAGGTCTAGGAATAAGAACAAAACAGGTCTAAAGACTTCTGCTGTTGTTTCATTTTTATTTGCTGTTGCTATTGTTCGTGTCATAGTTTATAATTCTCCCATAGGTAACATTATGTTATTTATATGTTTTATTAATTTATTCAAATACTGAGAGAGTAGTTTTGAATATACTCGGCACTACTCTCTCTTTTTTAATTTATCTTTTATCTGGATTTGCTCCATGTGGTCCTGTATGACCAGGTAACTTACCACTTTTTTTAATAGTCATAATATCTTTAATTAGTCTTTTTATTTTTTTTAATCTTATCATATCCATATTTTATCGGAACTCCTTTTAATATTTCTTTCGTTTTATTAGGATAATTAGGATATAAATACATGTGAAATCTACTATTTGTGCATGATGCTACTTTCCAATCATAATCAAAATCAAATTTCTTTATCTGTTCTATCGTTTGTTTTGGTTGATCATCAATACATTCTTTCATAGAGTTGTATTCCTTTTCAATCTTAATAAATTTTACATTACTTGGTTGTTCAAGTCCATATTGTGAAATATGAACAAACATTATTAGCATAAACCACTTCATGCTACCTCCTTTTTCTGTTTCTTCTTCGTCTTGCTTTTCTTTGTTTAGAACCTCGTTTTCTTCTACCTTTACCTTTATTTTGCCATTTCATTATGAAGTAAAAGCTTCTATTCCTGAGAATGTTAAACCATAGTTTTCTATACTCGTTTGATCCCACATTGTCTGGTTATCATCAACTAACATCATAACTGCTGTGCAAGACGATATTGTTAATGCTGCATTGTTAGATGGACTTGCTCTTAAAGCAGGTTCAAAATTAATTGTTAAATCTCCACTACCATCAGATGTTTCATCTGCTGTGACCATTTTGAGTTCGTTGTTGACCACAAAATAGTCTCCCTTTTTTAAAACTAAAGTACTTGCACTCCAACCGTCTGTCACAAGAGCAGTTCCAGTTTGACTGCCACCATTAACTAATGGTGTGCCAGTAGGTGTTCCTCTATTACCTTTTAATTTATGTAATGGGTCCCAAGCATTAAATCTATTCTCACTTCCTTGTAATGAAATAAGAAATGCCAGAAATTCTCCTGCTTCTGCATGTGTCATTGGTGGATAAGTATATGTAGCTGTCCATCTTGCTCCACTCATAGCTGTTGTTTGAACTGCTCCACTTAATGGACTTACAAAACTTCTTGTGTTTGTTACTAATCCAAATCTTGCTGATTTTGGACTTATTGTTGTTGGCATTGCATAAGTTGTCATTTATTTTTCCTTTATGAGTTTTGTGAAACTGCTCCCATTGCTTGTGCCATTTGACCACCTCTTGATCGTTCTTCAAGCACAGCTTCTACACTTGCTTTTTTAATCATTGGCATTAATTGTATAATTTCTGCTCTTACTGTTTGTTGAACACCAGTAGATACATTAATATTTTGAACTACATTTGTTCCTCCACCTAGTTGATGATTAGGAACTACACTACCAGATGAACCTGGAACAAATAACTCTGGTCCAGCTTCTCCTACTATATGTGGTTTTCCTCCTGCAACTGAACCACCAAATTGTTTGCCTGGAAATAAAGCTCCTACTCCAGCAGAAAGTGTGTCTGATAAAAATGTTCCGACTGGTTCAGTAATAGTTTTTCTTAACATTATTCTCAATAAATCTTTGTATATACCTTGTAGAATATCTCTAAATTTCTTACCCTCTACTACTGCATCTTCAAAAGCAGATGTAAATGTTAAACCTAATTCTTTACCAATATCTCTGGCTCTTTCTTCTGCTTCTGTTAATTCATCTGTTGCTTTAATTGCTTCTTCATATTCATCTGTTACTCTACCAATCCATTTAACTTGTTCTGCAAAACTTAATGATTGAAATGCTGCATTTTCTGTTAAAAGTTTTAATGATTCATCTCTTACTTGGAGAGCTTTTTCTTCAGTAGTTAATAATTTATCTGTTATTTTTTTTAAGTCTGTTGTTGCTTCTGTAATATCTTTAACTTTTTTTACTTCCTTTTCTCCAGTTAAAGGTGGTAACACAGTTTCTGCTTTAGGTGCAATTTCTTCTAATTCTTCTATCTCATCTTTAAATACACCAAATGTTTCTTGTATTTTGCCTTTAAGTTTATCCCAAAACACTATTACACCAGTTGCAGTTAATAAAATAATATTCTTTTTTGTTAAAGCATTTAGCTTACCCATAGCAAGACTTGCTGCACCAATCGCTGTTGCCATATTATAAAACATAGAACTAATTTTTAATACAACCAATGCTTTTAAAGTAAGTAAGAGTGCATCACTATGTTGATGTAAAAATTTTACAGCATCTCCAGTTCCAGCAACTGCTTTTCCTAATGTTTCTCCTATTTTTCTTGCTATTTCATCTACCTGTTCTCCATTGTCAGCAAGAAAATTATTCAAATCGCCAAATTGTCTTTTCAACTCTGGGAATAAACCTGCATCTAATAATACTCTTTTAAAATTAAATACTTTATCTCCAATCATTGAGAGTGTTCCCTCAAATGTTTTAGCTAATTCTTCAGTTGTTTTTCCATATTGTCCACCCTCCCCAAATACTCGGTCAAATGCTTTTCTTGTTTCTTCAATAGAAACTGTTGCACCTGCTTTAAACCCAAGCATTGCTTTTACACCTCTATCTCTAAAAAGATCAGCAGCAGATATACCAGCAGACAATGATCTTTGGACTTGTTCGGCAGTTGTTCTAAAATCTAGTCCTGTTGCAGCAGCAACATTACCAGTAATTTCCATTATATGTGCTAATTCATCTGCATTATTAGTAACTACTGCAAGATTTCCAGCACCTTGTTGTATTTGTTCTAATGAAAAAGGAACTTTACTAGCAAATTCTGCCATCTTATCAAATGCTCTTGCTCCCTCTTCAGCAGAACCAAATAAGAACTTTAATCTTACTTGTAAACTTTCAATGGATTTACCAGTATTAATAAGGTTTCTTGCAAGTAAACCAAACCCAATACCTGCCATTGCAGTTTTTACATTAAATAAACTTCTCTTTAATCCATCAAATCTTTTTCTTGAACTATTAACTGCTTTAGCTGTTTTATCTCGTGCTAAAATGTCAATGTTCATTCTTTGTGTAGCTGCCATTATTTTTTATTTCCTTTTTCTGTTTTAACTTCAAAATAAGCAATCCATTGTATTAATTCCTCAACAGACATCTTCCCAACTTCTGTTAAAGACATACCTAGCTGTTCTGCTACAAACATCACAGCAAATTGCTCATGGTCTTTTTTTAATTTTTTTTTTCTGACTGTAAATCAGTCTTCGGTGTAGTTATCTCATTTGCTATTCGTGCCACTATGTCGGCATCTGCCTTTTGCATCAAGACAGGTTTATCGTCCATTGTGAATAGTTGATTACCCTTTTCATCTTGTGCTTTCATAATAACAATATCTGCTAATGCTCCTACATCAGAAACATTAGCCCTATTAAACACTCTTTGTTTTTCTGTAAGGGTAAAGGGAGTTACATATATAGTTAATGCTCCTCCATCTTTACCTTTCCATTCTGGCACTTCTATTTTTCTTATTGTATGTTCGTTAAATTGATTAACGACACTATCAATCGCTTTCCAGTCTTTTTTATTATTCATGAATAATAATATATGTTATGAATTGAATCGTGTCAATTAAACAGTTCCTCTTGTCAGTGCACCAGTCATTGTTGCACTAAAAGTTGCTTCAATAATACCATCTGTTGGAACAGATACTGATTGCCCAGTAATAATATAAGTTCCACTAAAATAGTAGTCGGCACTATCTGCACCCTCTGGATATAAATTAAGGGTAACTTGATTTCCCTCTGCTATTGCAATTTGTCCATTAGTGTCAGTTTCGTCCCACCAACATTCCACAGAAACTGTTGCTCCTTTTTTACCTACTGCATAGGTTCTTGAAGTGTCTGTAAGAGCTGTATCTTCTAAAATTTCAGCAGATGTATCTAGTGTAAAACTTCTTACTTCTGCACAAGTATTAGAACCTACTTTAACTAGTCCTGCACTTCCTGTATGTGTCGCCATCTATTTATCCTCCTTTTTAGATTTTTTAGGTTTTTCAGCATTTGCTGTGTAACCTAATGTTTCAAAATATTCAACATCACTATCCCAAACTTCAATTTCATCTTTTCCATTTGGCATAATTAGTTTCACTCGTTCTGCCATATTTACCTCCTATTATGGTGTGCCTTTATCATAATGATAAAGGATTCTTATGGTCATTCGAATACCCCCATAGGGGTAAATCGCACCCTCGTCAGTAGATACTTCTACAACTTGGGTATCTAAAGCATTACCTGCTCTAGTTCTGTCAGATTCTAAAGCTGTTTCTATCCCAGCTATTAGTTCATTTCTTAAAGTGTCAATGTTAGATGTTGTTCCTTTAACAAACCCAACTATGACATAATCAATAGTTCCCTCTCTATCTGCCGAGAGTGATCTATCTTCTCTAATCTCTGTTCCACTTTGTATAAATGCACAAGGGAATTGAGAGTTAGACAATTCATCTTCGCTAAATGGTTCTCTTGTTATTTTTTTTAATTCAGGAGAACTCATTGCATCTAAAACTGTTATTATATTTCCTGCTATATCTTCTCGTTCACTCATAAATGAAATCTCTTTCTAAATTCGTTACTAAATATATTTGTTATTGCTTTTTGTTGTTTATCGGATAATGCAAAAAAAGGTCTTGGTTTAGAAATCTTACCACCTCTCCTCATTCCAAAATGTTGATATGCTGCATATCTTTGTGGTTCTCCAAGAAAAAATAATTTTGCTGTTCTTGCATCTGCTTTTGTTGTTAAACTTGACCACATCTTACTGGTTAATGTTAAATCCACTTTACCTGTATATTTACCACCTTTAAACTTTATATATGCTTCAGAATATGGTGCTAGTGGTTTCATAAAAGCATCTAAAGATTTCTCTTGTGTTCTTTGTTTAATACCTGCTTTAGCAAACTCTGCTGCTTTACCTAATGCTGCCCTAGTTGCTCTTGGTCTTTTTCGCATTAGATTTTTAATCTTCTTTGATATTAACTTTGCATTAGTTCTAATTGTTATTTCCATGTTAAGGTAACTATCCAAAAGAATACAACAATTAATACTGCTAAAAATATATATGCTCCCCAATCCATTATCTTACTAACCTCAATGTATGTAGTGGTTCTTTTTCAACATTAGTTATAGAGCTGTCATCATCTGCATCATATTCTACTCCATCTCTTAATATTGCAGTCCATTCTGCATCATATTCATTTCTATAATATTTCATTTTCATTTGAAACTTATCTTCTTGTCCATCTGGATTCCATTTAGATAATGATGGAAATAGATACCAACCTAATACTCTATAAATACAAAGTTTATTAAATTGGCTTTCAGTTAATTTATCCGAATCCATCTCTTGTGTTCCTAGATAGGAAATATCTTTTACTCTATCTGACTGGTATTTAGCCCACCACTCATTTCTTAATTGTCGTTTAATATCATTTTCTGCTTTAGTTATCCAACCATAGGTTGTTACATTTGCTGAACTAATCCCATAGTTATATATTTCAGGCAGAATTTCTGATATGTTTGCTACTGTGCAAAAAGCCATTTTATTCTCCTATATAATAATGTTATTTTTTACTTACTTTTTTTTTTCTTCTTTTTGGTTTTACTTCTGTTTTTGGTTTTGGTTTGTTTTTAACACTACCATCAACAACAGTCCAACCAAAATGTTTTAATAATGATGGATTATTTTCTGCCCAAGCAGCAGCTCTTTTAATAATCTTACCATTTTTTTTCTTTATATTTACAAATTTAGTCGGATCATAAATTTCTTTAACAGTCATATTAACCTCCTTTGTTAAAAAAAAAAGTGGGCAGATATTCCACCCACTTTAATAGTTATCTATTACTCAATAGATGAATCGGCTTCAACTTCAACTCCATAGGAATCGTAAATTTCGCCTTCACCCCAAACTGCAGTAGCTACGATTTCTGTTCCTCGTAAACTTGCATCTCTTTGGGTTTCGATTTTAATGTCTTGCTTCATTGCTAGACCTATTGCACTAGGATGGAAAGCTCCACATTTATAATCTCCAGTTGTTCCTGAATTAGAAACATTAGATGATTCATAAACATTCAATCCTCCTACTGAACCAATAAAGCCAGTTCCCATTATACTATTTTGTAATCTTGCATCTGCAGGATTTACAAAAGAGTTAGTCGCATTCGCTTTTAAATCATAAGCTACTGTTGGCGGCAATACTAAAGCACACTCGTTAATTGGTAGATTTTGATTTCTTAATGTAGCAGCAACTTCAAATACTGTTGCCGCAGTTAAAGCAGTATTATCTGCTCCTTTGCCTGTGCTGAATCCATCAAATAAAGCGATAAGATCTTGGTCTAATCTTTTGGCAATCGCATTACCAAATAATTTACCAATGTCAGCTGCAACATTCCTAGATGCTGTTGATGCACCAAGGTCTGTTAATGTTGTCATTACTCCATGTTCAGATGCTGTAAAAGTTGCTTCTGTTGGATTGACTGCTGTGTTAGATAAGTCAGTTGCTTCTGCAACAGCAGCAGCACTTACTGCAGCATAAATAGGCACAGAGATTTCTTTACCTTGACCTGTGATGTTGTAATTAGTTACTAGGTTTCTTAAAACACTAGCTTCTTGTGCAACAAAAAGGGCTTCAGCAACGATTTCTGTGTATAGCTCACCCAATGTTGAGCTTGTCGTTTCGTCAGCCATATAAACCTCCTAAGTTTATTTATTTATAATTAATTTTAATGATTACCCTGTTTTGACATCTATTCGTGAACTTCTTTTAGACCTATGTTCTTTATTATATTTATCTCTAAAGTCTGGGTCTCTCATTTTATCAGCGAGTTCATCACTACTCATATTTAAGATGTCGAAAGGACTGGTTTTACCTCCACCAATTTTTCCCTCACTTCCAGAACCAGATTGACCTGCCTTTTGGAAATGTGGATTATTTGTAAGGAACTCTTTAACAGCATAATCTACTGATAAAGGTTTACCATCTGCATTATATCGTTTTTGATTGTTGGCATCTATTATTTCTATATCGCTATCTTTTGTTAATTTCACAGATGGTTTAACTAATGTCTTAACCTGTTCTGGATTGATAGCATTATGCTTTGAAGCAGCATTTACTATTGCCTCATCAACTTTCGTATTATGCAGTTGTGATTCTAAAGAAGAAATTATTTCATCTTTTTTTTCTACTGTTTCATTAAGAACTTTCTCAAAATTGCCTTTTTCTATTTCCCTTTTTTTTTCAGCTTCATCTTGAGATTCCTTTGCTTTTATAAGGTCGTCAATGTCATGACCAGCTAATTTATCTTCCCATTTGTTTCTTTCTTGATGTACTCTTTTATGAACTACACCCTCCACATCTTTTTGAGAAAATTTAAGAGCTGACTTCTCTTCCTTTACTTCAGCTTTGGTTTCTTTTGTTTCAGTCGTTTTTTTTACAGTTTTAGGTTCTTCAACCATGATTACCTCCTATGAGTAAATATGTTATATAATTAATTCCCCTTTATTATCAAGGAAACTCTCTGCTATTGGTTGCCAATGATGTCGGCAATTATAGCCACCTCTAACAATAAAAGGATCACCTGAAGATTTACCAGACCAACTGGCAGCACTCCAAATCTTTCTAATCTCTGTTTCTGTATATGTCTTTCCTATTCTTCTTTTACAGAACTCTCTGCTTGTAGTTATTATATTACCTGTATATCTCCATTTGTCAAAACCATACTCTTTTGATTTAGCAATATTAACTTGGGCATGAAACTGCATTACAGAATCATGTGCTATTTGTTTTGCATATCTTTGTAAACTTTGTCCTGTTCTATCACTCCCATATATAGCATGTAATTTTTCTATTGCTTTCTTACCAGCTCTTGAACCTGGATCAGCATTAGCAATACTTACTAATTTATTTATTGCTGCATCATCACTCTTCATATACACACCATTTATCTGTTGTCTAATATTTTTAACAACTTCTTTAAATGGTCTATTAATTAATGAAGCATTATAAATTTCTTGTGATATAGCTTCTTGTATTGTATTCCCTGCTTCTTTAAACTGGTTAAAATATAACTTCTGTAATCTAGCAGCAGTATCTGCATCTGCTTGTGTTAATGATTTAAACTTTCTAGCAATAGGGTATTTATCTAAATCTTTTACTATTCTATCTACTATTGTTTTGTAATCTCTAATGTTTCTATCAGATGCTACTAAATAAGTTTTCTCTATAAGTTGTTTAACATTAGCTCTTAATCCAATGGCAACTTTTGTATTAAACAAATTACCATCTTTTTGGGGTAGAGTGCTTATAGATGCAATAATCTCATCTTCTAAATCCTCTAAAGACTTAATCATTTTTGCTCTATGGCTATCTATTTTTTTATCAAGGAAGTTTTGAGTTCTTGCACCTTGTTTGTCTAACCACTTTGCTGCCATTTATTATTCCTCTTCTTCTACTACTTCTTCTGCTGGAGTTTCTACTTTCTCTGCTTCAAACTCCCCTATTGATACAGCTTGTTCATCTATTTGTGTATTAATTTCATGTAATACTTCTTCATCTTGAACAACAGCACCAGCAATTAACTTATCTACTTCTTTGTTAAATGTTTCTGATTTAACACTTGCTAATTTAGCTTTTTGGAAGAAATCTAAATCTCCAGCATAATCTCTTATGTCAAAATTATTTGGATATTCTATATCCCCATCAAAAACTATGTCCTGCCAATCAGCATATAAATCCCAAACTTGTTCTTCAGCTAATTGTAGTAAATCTGCCTGTTCTGACAGTTTGCTGTTCAACATGTTGAATTCTGTGCGAAGTGCAATTCCAGATGTAGGTGTTTCTCTTATTGTTCTAACAGCTCCTAAATGTGAAATCCTATCAATAGCACTAACTTTTTCTTTAATACTATTCATTACACTATCCAAACTTGCTCCACTTGGTTGTAATTGATAAGGTTTTAAATTAGGGTCTAAATCATCAGGCAACAACACAACACTACCTGCTCCAGCACTAGCTTCTACACTATCTGTCTTAACTAATGATGGGTGGTTTGTTAATCGTATTAATTGTTCAATTTCACTTAATTCATTATAGATTGACTGCTGTAACTCTGCGACATCAACTAATGACGAAAGTCCTATATACCTAGATGGTGATCTTTGATTGTAAAGAATTACAGCAGGAATCTTACCCAATTTGTTAGGCAATTCTTCCAAAGTAACAGATTCTCCTTTATCTGGTAACAAACATAAACTAATAAGGTCTTTTTTCCATACACGATATATAGTTCCCTCTTTATTTATATCTTCTCTAACAACAACTTCTGTTAAATCATATTTTCCATTAGGCAATCTTTCATAATCCCAGTTAGTTACATTTTCAGGTGTAACTATACTTACATAAGGTCTTATATCCTCTTTTAATTCTTCTGCTCTTGTTCCAACATTTGTGGTTGGTTTATCTACAAATAACCAGCAATTACCATAAATCATTGAATAGGTAGAAGCATCTTTCATAAGTGTGTCTAATCCTCTACCATCTAAATCTGCATCTCTCATAAATGCTTGGACTGCTTCATCTTGGGCAAAATTACCTAAATCTCTTTTCGGTGGTTGCCTAAATAAAAAGCTGCTATACACCTGAACTACATTTCTACAATGATTGTCTAAAGGTGTTGAATCTAATCTTAAATCATATTCGTTATCTAATTCCAGGTTATATTGGTGTAAATAATTTCCTAGTTTGTATTCTTTTCCTCCATAATAACTTCTTACTAGAAACTCCCATTGTTGGGTTAGCTTCTTATAATTATCATGGACTGTTTCTAAATATTCTCTGTCATAAGCCATTGTTTAACTCCATCTCCTTGGTTGTTCAAAATTTACTATATTTTTTACTGGGAATAAGTATTCTACTGCATATCCTAAAGCATCATTCATGTGGTCATAACCACTATCTTTATCTGGAACACTTGATTCTTGTTTGTATAATTGTCTTTCTAATGAATGAATAGTTCTCTTACATCTTGGATCAATATACAATAATACTTCTCCATCACTATTTTGCAGCCTTGAATTAACTGCATTTATTCTATCCCTTATTTCAGGGTGTCTATACTTACATTTTACTGAAAATCCAGCATTTTGTAATATACTTAAATCTGTCCTCCCTCCTGCACTTGTTCTTCTTTGCCTACAAGCAGGATCAGGATAGATAATAATTCTTTTGTTCTCGTATCTATTCTTAATTTCCTCTGCTATTTCATCAGTATTGGAAGTGTGTAATACTATTTCATTTACTACTTTAACTGTTGATCCATCAGTCTGGAATATAACAGCACATAGAGGCGAAATATTAAAATCCATTCCAATATGTAATGTTCCCTCTGTAATATTACATCTAACAACATGTTTCTCTCTATCAAAGTTGTAATACACTTGTCCAGAGTAGGTAACAAAGCTGCCTAAAAATTCTTGTTTAAATGTTCTATCATCTAAATCTTGTTTTGCCTGTTCTACTTCTTCTTTAGTAACTTGCCCACCATCAACTGTTTTAAATCTCCAACTCTTCCATTCTTTTTGTGTTGTGTCTTTGCCTCTGTTAAATAACTCATAACTCCAGCTAGATTGTCCTCTTGGTGTGCCTACGAACAAAGCATGTCCTTTTGTGTCTGCCAATGTTGGTCGCAGCACTTCAAACCAAGCAGCTTCTTTAATATCTGCAAACTCGTCTAATACAACAAAGTTTAATCCTACTCCTCTTAAACTATCGTAGTTATCAGCACCTTTTAATATTATTTTACTTTTGTTACGAAGTGTTACACATAGTTCTTGTTCGTTTGTTTCCTCTATCCAGTTTACTTTTATTAGTTTATCTTTTAATTCATTCCATACTATCTGTTTGCACATTCTATAAGTTGGTGCAACATACCATACATTTTGTTTTGGTTTTATAGCAAATCTAGCTAACTCTCTTATTGCTAGGAAAGTCTTACCAAATCGCCTACCAGTAACTAGCACTCTAAATCTGCTATTACATTCTGCTACTTCTTTTTGGTGTTTAGTGAGTGGCATTTACTTCATTACCCCAACAATCCCAACCATCTACTTTTTCTCTAGCAAATAATTCTATTCGTGGTAAATCTCCACATAGTTCTACAATTCTATCTCTTACACAATCAGGTTTTCTTGAATGTTCTCTTGGTCGTTCAATAATAGTTTTACTAATACTTTTATTAATTCTTTTTGGTTTTCCTTTTGTTGCTAATAAACAATATTCTGTTGAACCTCTTGTCCAATAACCCAATCCCATTTTAGGTTTGTTTTGTTTTGTTATTTTTACCCAAACAAAACCCATAGTTTTAAAAGTAAAATTCCAACTTTTAATTACATCAAATGCTTTATCTAATAATGGATCTACACACCAAATAAATAAAATACAATTATTTGCTGATATTTCATTAACTGGTAAAGCACAAATATCTTTTAATTTTATTGTATTATAATGATTTATAGGTGCTTTTACTGTTCCTTTACCACTCCAATTAGAAAAGTGCCAAGCTGGATCAGCATAAATAATATTATATTTCTTATTTGGAAATGGTATCATTTACACATTTAACATTAAATACAATAAGCATATTGTTAATACTGTTATTGCAATATATTCCTTAAATTTATTTTCTGGCATTTTTATCCCTATTAAAATTTCTCCATCTTTTTGCCCATAACCAGTTACCAAACTTATTATGTATCTTTGATACCCAATTCCAGAACCAATTATGGTAAAATTTGTTCATAATTAATCAATCCAAGGCAATGGTTTAGCTTCTTCGCTAGTTTCTACCCTTTCTTTCATACCTAAATATTGTTTTGAAAGCCATATCTGCATAACAGCATTTCCCTCTAATGCTTTAGTATACATGGCTCTTCTTAAACTAATTTTGCCTTTACTTTTACCTTTTGTAATATTTGTTGCAAATCTCCTTGATATAGTGCTTTTATTTACACCAAACCAATTTGCTATTTCCTCTAATGTGCATTGCATTGCTGCTAATTTATCTAATTGTTCTGTATCTATCTTTGCTTTTGGTCTGCCTTTTTCTTTCATATTTTACCTCCTTAAAGTATGAGTTACTTTTACCGAAATTAATCGTTGATTTTAATGGCTTTTTTACCTGTGTAATTTTGCCATCTTTCTATAATTACATCACAATATGTAGGGTCTAATTCCATACCATAACATATTCTATTTAATTTTTCACAAGCTATTAGTGTAGTTCCAGAGCCTAAAAAAGTATCTATTACATTATTATTAGTCGAAGAATAATTTTTAATTATATCAAAAATCAAATCCAATGGCTTAGGGCAAGTGTGTCCCAAATCCTTTAATTCTTTAGTAATTTTTAAGTTATGTTCAAAAAGATCTATATTTCTCTCCCTCTTCCATTTATCACCAAAAAATAAAATTGGTTCATAAACACTAAACTGTGAAATAGATGAGTTTGTCATTCCGTTTCTTTTTATCCATATTCCTGTGTGTTTGGGTTTTGGATATATATGTGTGTTAGCCCAACCAGATGTTACCACTACATTATTACAAATATCTAATAATAAATTTAAAAAATTATTACAGAAATCCTTATATTCATCTTTCTTTAAATTATCTGAATGTTGATTATAATTATAATTAACATTATAGGGTGGATCGACAAAAGCTAAATGTATTTTATTTTTATTAATTAATTTTATTAAACTTTTTTTATTAACAGCATCCCCACATAACAATCTATGCTTACCCAACTGCCATATATCGCCTAATTTACATATTGCTTCTTTTGGTTCTGGTATTGCATCATCTTCAGTTAGTCCTGTTTTCTCATCTGCAATTAATTTACTTAATTCTACTTCATCAAATCCAGTTAAGTCTAAATTAATATTTTCATCATTTAACAAACTTAACTCTAATTCTAATAATTTTTTGTCCCAATTACTTTCTTGTCCAGACCTATTGTCCATTAAACGATATGCTTTTGCCTGATTATCACTTAAATTCTTTGCTACAACTACTGGAACTTCTTTTAGTTTTAATTGTTTAGCTGCCTCCAGGCGAGTGTGTCCTGCAATAATAATGTTGTTTTTGTCTACTACTATGGGTTGTTGAAACCCAAACTCTTTAATACTTAATGTTACTTTTTCAATAGCTGCTTTAGATATATCTCTAGGGTTATTATTATATGGTTTTACTTTACCTATCTTTACTTTTTCTATTTTCATGTTCTATTGTAAGCAATCTTCTATGTAATCTGTTTATATACCAAGATGCTTTTCCTATGTCTTCAGTAGCAGCAGCTCCTTTTTTCTTGCCAAATCGCAAAAGATACTTTAAAATATTACCCTTTAAATATCCTATATATTCCTGATCCGATAAAGATTTATCAATAATATCTATAACTTCTTCTTTCCCAGCAGTATAATGGCTTGGATTATTTACCATATCTTCGCTTTTTGTATGTATATGACTTACCTTTTCCACTTTTTAATCCTGTTCTATATTCTTTTGTTAATGTTAATATACTTTTTTTAGCATATCTATAATTTTTTCCCATTATTTTTTTTTCTTTCTTTTCTTCTTTGGTTTAAAAAATGGTTTGTAATCTTTTTTTTTTCCTAACATATTGTTTTGTCCTCATGTAAAAACAGCTCTCCTGGTATGAGAGCTGCAGTTTTCTTTTATATATTTTTTTTAAAGGGAAGCTAAAATGAAAAAATCATCCTTATAGATGTCCTTAAATTTAGCCATTGGAAATACAATTCTTCCAATATAATCTATAATATAACAATTATGTTATATTAAAACAAGCATTTTATGTTGATTTTTTTAAAAAAATGGTTAATTATTAAATTTATTTTAATAGGAGGACTTCTATGTTAGATGATATAGAAAATACTATTACTATGTTTCTTGATGATGACGATGATGGAAATGGTAATGGTAATGGAGATAATGGCGATTCTGATGATGATGATGATGATTCAGATGATACTGCAGAAAGTGATTAAAGAAAAGGGAGTTTAAAAACTCCCTTTTTTACATATTTGAATAAAACAAAATACCATTATACCAAATACAATACATTGGGCTAACATAGCCATTACCATTTATCATACTCCTTTTTAGTTATTAAATTCTTATCTAGGCACTCTTGTGCTTCCTGTGGTCCAAAACTGGTAGATCTAACACCTAATTTAATCTTAGCTGCTATTTCCTTTAATAGATCAATTCTAGGCATTATTTTAGGCATTTCTATGCCCTCCCAAGCCCTATATTTCAAAACTCGGCATATATGCTTATGGTATTGTTTGTCCTCTATGCTGTTTGTATATATGTTTACTAAACCTGCAAGGGTGGATTGTGTTTTAGCATCATATTTTTTATATTCGTTAAATGCTTCCATTTTTGATGATTTACCCCTGAAACTTAGCTTTTTCCAAAACCTTTCAAAAGAATCAGTATATATACTTCTTTCTTCTTTCTTCTTTCTTCTTATAATGTGCTCGTTTATTGTTCGTTTATTGTCCGATAATTGTTCGGTTTGAATACCATTACCTTGAAAAAGGTCATATTTTACAATGGTTATAATGGTTCTATTATTGTTCGTTTTTAGTATCATTTTCTGTTCGTTTATTGTTCGCTTTAAAAACCTTATAACCTTAGACCTTTTCCAACCAAATAATGTAGCTAAAGATTCCTGGGTGGTGTTAATTACACCTCTTTTACCCTCTTTGTAATCAGCTAAAAGCAATAAACAGATCCATGCAGATAACTCACACAAAGGTTTTTTGTATTTGCCCTCTGACAAATCTGTCAATATAGTGCGATATAATTTAATATAACCACTCATTTTCGTTTACTTAATATTTTCTGCAATCTTGAATTAAACTGGATTTCTTCCATAAGTTGTTTAACTAAGATAATTTTTGGCATTTTAAGGAGATGTCCCGACACATCTTCCTTATATTGGTATTTCCTCATCTTGAGTTTCAACACTTTTTTGTGCTGCCTCAGGTTGTTTAGGAATATTACCATTCCCCTGTTTAGGAATCCACCTTTCAGATATTTTAAAGTAGAACTTATACTTTTTAAAAAAAGCTCTCATCTTATCAGTCCATTCTACTTTTTCGCCATCTGCTGTATTAATCCACATTGCTACATCTTTTTCTTCCCCATTAATATTAATGGGTTTTATGGATTTAAAAGGTGGTGTTCCAGGTTTACTATCATCTTTAAAAAAAGCATTGTTTGGATAGATAGTTCCTTTGATTGGTTCATCGGACATTTTTTACCTCCTTATATTTTTTAACAATTATATCAGGATTACCAGCAAATTGATTAACTGGTAATTTAGTATTGGCAGCAGGTTTTACACTAATTTTATTAAAATCAGGCGATTCTTGGTCAGAATAAGCCCTGCCTGTTAAACCAAAAAAGGCAATACAGATCCTGCCTTTAGCCCTAACTTCTGCCATATTAGCTCTATTCTTAAATTGAATATCGCCATTTAGATTTTCTGCAACTGCTTCTCCAACAGAAGTGTAAGTTCTGTTATTGTGTTTTGCAGTTTGAGAAACTATGTAAACTGGTCCTTTTGGTAAATTTATAACTTGTGGTTTTAAATCTACAAAATCTAAACCAGCTTCAATCGCTGCTCGGATCAAGGTGTTTGATGCTATTATTATTTGATTGCCTTTAGTCCAAACATCAGTTTCTTTTAACTTAAATGTAGGCACTTTTTTCTTGATTATAGAAACTACTTCTTTAAGATTGTTTTCCATAATTTTGCTCCCCTTTCTTTAAATATATTAGAGTGGAACTTCTCACTACACATATCATCAAATTTTACTGAATGAATAAGCTCATTACAGTCTTTAAATTGCGATAAATCTTGTTCTATTTTAGCAAATCTATCAATAACTTGAAGTGCTAAATCGTTAGTTTCATGTGAAACAATCGTTTTTAAATATGGAACTGGCACACCATACAATAAACAAGCATGATAATTTTTATATCGTGGTATTAAATTATATAAAGATATTTGTTGATCGTGTTCGTGCCAAGGTTTTCCACTTTTTAAATCAATAATTCTGGAATCTGTTACATAATCAAGAATCATTTTAACAGGCATCTCTAATTTACCAATCTCACACATAAAAGCTTGTTGCTGTTTTTTAATGTTTAATTTTTTTAATAAATGCCAGTTAGCAATATTAGGTATAAATTCATCTAATAATCTACCTATTGCTGCTTCACATTCTTTATTACTAAATTCATTTAAAATGCCATATTCTAAATCTATTTTTTGACAATATTTTTTAACTGCTTCCTTAGTGTTGTTAATATCATTACCATCATATAATTTTATAAATGCTACTTCTGCAGCATGACCACATACACCTAATGGGTGTGGAACTATTTTTCCATATTTATTCTCATATTGTTCTTTAAAAACCCTCTTAAAAACAAAATCCCCTATGGTTTTTGTAGAATAAGAGTGATTTTTTAATAATAATTTAATACCTTTTTTAATCATATTAACCTCCAAATATAATTATCATTAATATTACAAAACAAATTACTGATCCAAAAAACAAGAAAGTAGCAGGTATCATAAACCACCAGTTATTGTTTTCTTCTTGTCTATCGCACCACTTACAGAAGTCTTTAAACATCTTCATACTTTCTTTCCTCCTTTTCTTTTTGTTTTTTTTCTCTTTTATATTCTTTTTCTTCTATCTTTAGTTGTTTTAGTTTAACTTTAGCATCTCTAATTATTTTAGCCAAAACTCTATTTGGTAAACTATCCAAGATAGAAAAAAAGTTATTTATTAAAGAACTTGGATGTAAAATCTGAGCATTCCTTTCTAATCTAACATCTAAGGTTCCTAGGTCAGTATCCAAATTTTTAACTTTTTCAATCAACTTTTGTTTTTGTGTTAAAGGTTCATTCATTTTTTTACACCTCCTTTTTTAATATGCTGCATTATATACTTCAACTCCACTATTCTTTAAACATCTTTGTATAAAGATAGCATCTGAATGATTGGATCTACGAAAAGGACCAATCCAGACATAGTTTGATACTGTTGAAAACAAACCATATTCTTCTTTAGCTTTCATTTCACAAAATGCTTTTCTTTCATCAGCATAAGTGCTGGAACATTCTATTAATGTAGATTTATCTAAACCTTTATCTACACAAGAAGTCATAGTGGATTTGCTATCTATTTTAGCATCATAAGCACAAGAGCTTAAAAGTATTGCACTAGCTATTATTAGTTTTTTCATTGTTTCTCCTTTCATTTTTTAATACTTACTTTCATCTAAACCCTCTCCTGGTTTTTCTGTTTTATTAAATTGCTTGACCAGTTTTTTTCTATTATCTATTAAATAATTAATAGTTATGCCAAGTTGTTTTATCTGACCAAGCAATCCCATTTGTTTAGAAAACTTTTTCATATTAAACCAATTTATTAATTACATTAATAAAATCCTTGTCCACTTGTTTTTTGGACAATTCAACAAGAATTGTTTTAGTGTGTTCTGGAGCTAGTTTTGCAATAGTTTTAACACCATTAATCTTACAACCTTTAACTTCAGGCACAGCTTCTGTAAATTCCTTTAAGAATTTCTTAAAGCACTCTACCACACTAACACTTGTCATAACCTTTTGTCTTCCCTCTAAATAAAATGTAACGATCATATTTATACCTATTTAATGTTTATAAATAATATCAAATAACTCATACTTATGAATATAAACTATGCTGCAAACAGGTCAAGTATTAATTTATATTATTTTATGTTGTTGATATATATTATATATTGGTTATATTAAAGATATTGCATTTTTATACAAAGTGTGTCATTATTGCAACACATTATGGTTAGTAAATTAAAAGCAAAAGGATATAGAAATGAGATTAGAGTGAGAGATGAATTAAGAAAATATGGTCTTGAAGTTGTTAGACAACCATTATCAGGTGGATTAATTAGTTTTCCACACGATTTGTGTATTAGGAATTTTAAGCTATATGTTGAGGTAAAATCAAGAAAAGGTAATGCTGGTTTTAAACAATTAAATAAATGGAAAGGTTCAGCAGATATATTAGCTTTACCTCAGGAACATGATGTTACATTATGTGTTGTAGATATTAATTTTATAGCAGATTTGTTATGTTATAGAAAGGAATTGGAAAATGAAAAAAGAAATACAAAAGATAGCTGATCGTATGGGAGATGCTTATGGTTTTCCATTAGTTAATGCAAATGCTATTCTTGGTAAGAGTAGAGAAAAAAATATTGTTCATATTAGAAAAATATTATTAGCTGTTTTGGAAGATACAACAAAATATTCCAGAACTGAAATTGCAGCAAGATTTAACAGAACTTACCAACAAATATTTAATCTAATTAAAGATGGTAGAAAAAAAAATGAACTTGCAATTAATGCTATTAAAGGAGATTTAGATTTAAAGGATTTTGTAGATGAGCAAAGTAAGCACATATCAACCAACTGATAGACAAGAGATGCGAGATGCCTTACGAGCTGAGATGGTTCAGGCATTAAAAAAATCATTCAAATATGATAAATACGAAAAGATTTTATTTTCTAAATTATTTATAAAATACAGGCAAAAAACCAGGCAGGATGGAAAATCACTATCCATAGATGAAACCAAATCTTTAGCTTATAATGATATGGAATATAAAGATTTTATTGATAATGCTGTTATAGCAAAAGGAGAATATTTAGAGCTAAAAGAAAGATATGAAAATTTTAAAGATGATATGAAAGCCGAGGGTATTGAAAAATACATGGAAAGTAAAGTTTTGAACGATACTGTATAAGAAATCAAGCAGAAATAGCCCACCAGTAAGCGAAAACCACTTATCCTATGGTTGGGATAGGTCTAAATTTACCACTTATCCACAACCTATTGTATTAGCAATATAAACATATACAATATATTGATAATATGAGTAAAAAAACACTTACTAAAATACGAATAAAATATAAATTTGATCCTTATAAGGAAGACCAACGAGAATATGAATTTAGATTAAAGAATGTTCAAAAGGCAGGAAGTTATAAAAAATACAATATTGCAACTGATCCTATTACTTGGTTAGCTAGTAGAAAATATATTACAGAGGAACAACATAATGCAGGGGAATACTTTTCTAAACTTTGTTATAATGCCCAAGTAGGAAGATTAAAGTCATGTTTGGACATCAATCTTTATAAGACACCTGGATTTCACGACAAGATGACTTCGCAGCTAGATGCTGTAAATAAGTTAAATAGAATACATGCTAGATTGGGAGATAAAACTGCTCATTTATTATGGTTGATTTGCTATGCTGGATATAGCATTAAAGACATTAAATTAATGTATAATTATAAACAAACTTATGCAGGGGAAAGGATTAGGGAAAGTTTGCAAGAACTTGCAGACCTGTTGTCAAAAAAGTTTTAGTGTATAGTCTTTTCTATACCAAAATATCTCTTGTCTTTAAATCCTATAATTTTATAGGTGGTTCTGATTCTGACTTCATCGCCTGGAGATTTCATTTCTTTAATTTGTTTTTCTACTGTTTTTGAATAATGAAAGACAGGGTAATAGTCCCAAATTTTAAACACTATTGTTTTAGGCATTTCTGTTTCCATTCCTAAATAACTAGAGCTTATCATTAAATCAACTATTGCTTCTTGTAATATTAAAGGGTTTTGTAATAATTTTTTTCTCTTTTCCATTTAAAATAATTCCTCACATGAATTGCAAACATCACAACACAAAGAATTAATAATCCATACATACCGAGGATATAACAAAAGTAAGTCCAATAAATTTGTGCTAACATACCAAAAACTGGTGCTTTCATAGATTTGTTGCCATATAGATATACTGATACTATTGCAAGTAAACTCGCAATGACTTCTAATACTAATTTTTCCATTATTTTTTCCTGTTGCTATTTGGTTTTAAAATTTTTGTTCCTTGCCATTTAGGACCTATATTATGTTTTTTACAAAGTAGTCTTAAAGCATCATGGAACAACCAATTAATAGATTCTCTAATTGGCTCTGTTTTTTTAGGACCAATCCTATAATGTTTATCTATTAAATCTTTTATATAAACTAAATCCTCGCCACAAACATATACTCTTATTGGCTTATCAAATTTAGAATGTTTTATTATATGTATCATTTACATATCTCGCTTTCATTTAAAACTCTTTTAATTTCACAATCCCTTTGCATTAACATAGAAATAGCATGATCTGCATTAGTTTTTCCTGTTATATTATAAGTTACAATATTTGATGATAAAGATGCAATTCCAATATTAGAACAACCACTAAGAACAAGTAATGATAATATTAATAGTTTATTCATTTTTTAACATATCCTTATGGAACATTCCTTTTACAATTCTTTGTTGATTCATGTAATCTTTAGGCAGACACATATATTTTGACCTATCTTTTTTAAATAATAGTTCTGCCTTACTGATACATTCATTCACATCTTTGTAAGTATCTACATAATAAAAGTCCATTTTTAACCATGCTAATAAGATAAACTCCATTAGTTACAGTTTGCTCTCCATATCTCATTGTGTGTGAATATATCTTGTGCAAGGTCATCTGATATGACTAGAATGTCATCACTAGATAAATAAATTGGTTCAAAATAACACTCATTTTTTCCAATGTTTTGACAAGCGTTTACGAATAAAATCACTAGACTTATTACGAATATCCCTAGTAATCTTACGAGCATTGTCTGATGCCTTTTTCTGCACTTTTGCAGCCACAAGTTTTTGTTTCTTGCTTCCATATTTTATCGCTAAATAAATAATCCCTACAAGCAAAAACCCTATTAGGATTAATAGAGTAATTATAAAAGAAATCATTATTCATCTTCCTCTGGTCTTAATTCTTTGGCTTTCCAAACATTAAGTGCTGCCCAATCTGCAAATTTGTTGATTATCGCAACAATTTTATTATCAACAACAGATGGTGTAACTGCTGCCCAAGCTGATGCCACAGCAATGATTGATGTAACCACACCCCAATAAGTTGAGATTAAGCTCATTATACTTTCCATAATTTCCTCCTTAATAAATCTTTTATTATATAACCCATAATGGTTGCAGGTTTATTCCCATAATCTCTAGGGCTTTCATCCCACATATCGTTTAAACATTTTTCCATATTTTTACATCTTGACAATCTACTCGTCAAGTAATTTCCCAAATCCTCTGCCAAATTGCGAAGCTCCTGACCTGTCTTGCTACTTGGAATAATTTTAACTCTTACTACTTTACCTTTATTGAAACTGAAAATTACATGGTGCTTTCTGTCCTTGTACCACATTGTGTTTACTTCACTTTCTAATCTCCAATTTTCATACATTTTATTTATTATATCAAAAAAACCCACCCAGTCAAAGACTGCCCAGCAATAAAGCTACACCCAAATTTTTTTAAATTCGTATCTTTCCTGTCCATCTGCCATGTTTATCTAATATCATTGGAATAATTTGTGGTATAGAATCAATGACAATTCCACAACCTAACAATGGTCTTTTGACAAATGTTCTCTGGTATTTAAAAGCATCAGATTTTGGATTTAAAGTTGTTCCTACACACATTGCCCAATATAATTGGGTTGGCGATGAAGCATAACTTAGTTGCATCTGTGTGTGGAAGTGTCCACAGGCAAAGCAACAATTTAATCCCATAGCAGATTGTAAAATATTTGCTTTAAAATTATGTGTAACAAATAAATCTTGTCCACTTGGTAATGGAATTAATAACTTTTGATGCCATTTCCAGTCAGCAGTTATATTTAATAATTGGTTAAATCCTTTAATAAAATCAGATGGAATACCCATGTTTTCACTTTTTCTTTGTAATCTTAAATCGTGATTACCATAGGTAATATCTAATTTTGGGAATAATTTTTCAAATTCTTTTATCGCTTCTCTTGTTTTAGTTAATTCTAATACAGGACTATCTATGTTTGGATCTATATTTCTATTTACTTGTAAGCTAGAAAAATCACACAAATCCCCAACATGACAACAATATGTTGGTTTAAGTTTATTTATTATTGCAGAATAAAAAGCTATTGTATCTTCATGATGATTGGGCAAATGACTATCACTACAAATTAAAATCCTACTATAATTAACAGATTTTTTAAACATAAAAAAACTCCTATTTAATTTTTACTGGTCCTACATGTTGATATGGGATATAAAGTCCATTTACAAAGCCACAAATTTTACTTGTTTTTCCAACATAAAGAGTTGGTTTTACTGGAATCCACTTTCCATCTCTGTAAATTTTTCTCATTGAATCTTCAGGTTTGGCTTTTTCTCCATAACGAGTTTTTCTCCCCATTATTTAAACCATGTCGCCCAGAACGAATTAAGCCCTGACATAGCAATAGATAAGATAATTAATATACCAATAGCAAATCCAGTTCCTTTATTAAGTCTTGATTCTAAATGATTAATTTTACTAGACATTTTTTTCATATCTTCTCTTAATTGATCGACACTTTGTTTTAGACGACCTTCTTCAAATGAGCTAAGCCCACTATCTTTTCTTTTCATATTTATTCCTTATTATTGTAAATTTTGTTGCATTAACTTGATCTATCCAACCATTTTTGGTTCTTCTAACTGTTACTTCTTCAGGCAGGTAAAATAAATCTTTTATTTCCTTATTTGTTGTTAATAATTTTCCTTTTAAAAAGTGTTTCTTATTGCCTATCTGTGTAATTACACAGGGTATAGTTTTTATTCCGAGTTCTTTACAAATTACCATTCTGTTATTTCCAACAATAACCTTTAGTTTTCCATCTGTATTTTTCAAGAACAATGGATCTAATAGTCCTTTTTCTTGTATCGATCTTTTTAACAAATCGTGAAACTTTTGTTCTGTTCCATCTATAAATTCTGGTCGTGTCAGATATTCAATTTTATTAAATGGTACTTCAGTAAATATGGTATTAATCATTGTAAATTTACTGTTTTGTAACTATTCATTATTTCTCTAAACTTATCCCTGTTTTCATCAGGAACAATTACTATATCAAACTCTTTAAATCCTAATTCACAACCTGCAAGAAAACGATTGTTACCTACACATACTTTATATTTATCTCCATCTTTAACACAAATCAAAGGATTAACTTGACCAATCTTTTTCAAACTGTTTAATACTTTTTTATAAAAGTTACCTTGCTTTTGGTTTGTTGGATTTTGTTCTAATTTTTTATTTCTTAGATATAGTTTTTCTCTCGGTATTTTCATTAGGTATAGAAACCCCACCTGTTTCATTACTTAACTTATCTCCACGATTTAATCGTTGTAAAGTTTGTAATGGTCCTAATACATTTATAACTTCTGCTTGTGAACTTCCAGGTGTTAATGTATTAGCTCTATTAATTAAATTTTGTTCATAGCTTTTTGCTTGATGGTCGTTTACATCTTTAGTATTAAAGCTACCATCATCTAATTCTTTTTTTAATCTTGACCAATGTTCTATCTCTCTTACTCTATCTTTAGCAACAGATTCATGTTGTGCTTTTATCCACCTGCATTCATCAATATCAATTTGTAATTCTTGTTTTTTAAACTCATCAGTTTCTGTTTCAAGTTTCTTTTGTTTCTTCTTTAATTTTACTAAGTTTCTTCTGTATTCAAAAGATAATGTGTGTAAATTTTCAATAAATACTCCTTGTTCTCTTACACATTGCCAATATTTACTTGCTTTAGTTGGGTGTTTACCATCATTTAAAACAGAAAACCTCATCTCAGTTTCTGTTCTAAACATTTGTCTTTTTGCCATAGTATCATTGAGTTCATTTTTTATTTTATTAATGAACCCATTATCCTTAGTTGGTAGCATAGGATAATTAACATGTGTTAATTTTGTCATAATATAAATATATCAATAAATTCAGTTAATCCAATGTATATTTTACTGGTCGATCCTCTGGATGTT